ATATTCTTCTTCATTTGGTTTTAATCCACACCTTTGGGTCATTGCAGAGTACCAAAGTCCGATGCTGTGTGGATATCTTCGTTGAAATTTAAGTTTTAAGTTATTACCTTTCGCTTCCCAAATAGTAAGTGTTTGGAATTCCCCTATAGCGTCAATAACCACCACACAACATTCATCAAACTTGCTGGTGAAATAACCAGCACAAGCATGAGTATAATGGTGATCATAATACTTGATTGGAGCATCAACATACTTCTTGACGTTTTGGATCCATCCTTGACCAGCAAGAAGTTGTCTAAGCGTTTTCTTATACGGGTTCTCATACCAACATACCAATTCTGGTTTTCCAAACTTCAATGCATATTCAATTATACCATCATTCAATTGGGGATCATTCTTGATTCCACTAAATCTCTCACTTTCACTGGCGAAAATGAGAGTGTCATTCATAAAAACAGAAAGTGCAGCATTGTGACTTTCAGAAGATATTCCCCAGGTTATCATTTGTATATGAACGGATCTTTTTTATTTAATCTCTTTTTCAATTTTTTTACAAGATAATATTGTTTTATGTCATTTATTATTTTTTTTATTAATTTCAATATTGACATCTTTTTTCTTAATCTTATGCCGAACTAGGTATTTATCTAGATGTTCTTTGCACTCAAAATAACAAACTTTTTTGTCTTTACCATCATTATATTGTAACTTATATGGAAAATTTTCATATGGAAACTGTGGACTAGTGTTCATTAGGTTAGGTTTCTATCTTTTTTTGATCTTACTCCGTCCCATACTTGTTTGTCAAGCCAATATTCATCTACATAATTAACATATTTTTTATTAGGATCATCAGTAATAAATTTAAAAATATTTGGATTACTATAATCTACAGGGAAATCCAAAAGTTCACTTACCCACTTCAAATAATGTTCCCTATGAAGAAAAAATGCTTCATTATCTAAGAAATGTATTTTAAAATTAGAAGGTATAAGAGTATCATAATAATATTCTTGTGCTATGGGGATTGTAATTTCTCCACGAACTCTCAATTGTTGCTGTCCATTGATATTTTGATCCCTAACAATAATAGCAATCTGAACATCGATCCCAAAAGATAGTGCTCTTTCAACAACTTCTTTAATTTTTGGAGTATACCTAACGCCATCATAAAAGAATGGGCAACTTACATTTGCCAACCAATAATCATATCCTTCAAAATCTTCTTCCTTAAGTTCTTCAGGATAAACCCAGTATCTTGCAAAGTATTCTTCATCACTGGGAACCCAATATTTGTCAAGAAGACTTTTCCATCCACCAACTTTAGGATGAGTACTAAACACCCTACTAAAAAAATGATTACCTGATCCCTGTGGTCCAGTAATAATTAAAAGTTTTTTCATTTCATCAAAAATGTTCGGTTATTAATTTAACTTTTTTTATTCCAATTGTATTGGGGGTTAATATTTCTTTTTTTGTTTTCTGCTCTAAATTATTTTTTGATGCAATAACAACAATAGAACTTTTATCCTTTAACAACTTTACTAAATCTTTCACATTTGTATTTTTATTTTTAGCAACTTCATATCTAACAGATATGGTTTCATCATCGACAAGATGAGATAAAATTTTTTCTGAAGTACTAATATTTTTTGCTACTCTATATCTAATACCATAGTGTTTATGTTTGGATAATTCATATAGTTCACTTTCAGGTGTTTCTATATTTTCAGATATTTCTATTAGTTTTGAGTAATTATCCATATTAGATTGATATATCTTTTAAATGATTTATTTTTTTTATCCACGTATAATAATACTTCTTTATAGATTTTTCGTCAATAGTTCCTAATTCCAACAATTCATATAAAATTTTTAAGTTTGAGATAGTATCTTCAAAAGAAAAATACCAATTAACATCCCAAATATAAAAATTTATTTTTTTTGATAAATTACAAAAAGAATACAGTTGATTTTTATCATTATATTTTTTCAATTCATATTTATTTTGAATAATTCCTCGTATATAATTTTCATCATAACATATTTCTCCGTTTACATTCCAAACACATCTTCTCAATTTACAAAAAGCAGTAGTATTTTTAAATAATATCACAGTGGAACTATTCCATTTCTCTAAGTGATATTTTAATACATTTGGTGTAAAAGGATGGTCTAAAATAAAAAAATATTTACCCTGAATTATCTCATTATTCAAATGAAAATCTTCCCAGATTACATTCATACTTTCTAATTTTTTCAATAAAAAATTAAGTTTATCGTCAATTGTAGATCCTACTTTATTACTAAAAGATAAACAATTAGCAAGAAATCCACCACCAGATCCACCATCAAAAATAATCAAAATTGAATTATTATTTTTATTGTTATCAAAATTTAAATAAAAATTTTTTATTCTACTATCATGGTCTGTATATTTAAAGTCATAGAGTGAAGGAAAGAAAGGTTGCCACATAACTATACTTCAATTTTTCTAAGTCTTATCATAGTATTCATCCACAATTTGTAAAAATTTCTCAAATATTTTTCATTATATCCACCCAATCCAATAGCATCATAAAATTGTTTAATATTTAAAATAGTATCTTCTTCAGACAAATACCAGGTTGCATCCCATATGTAATATTCCATTTTGCTTTTAATATCACAATATGAATATTTTTTTATTTTATCGTTATATAATCTTTTCAACAATTCTTTTTTATCATCGGATAATTTAAAATAATCACCAATTTTTAATGGTATTTCTTCACACAAACCATATTCAATAGATTCTTTTAAAATACATCTCCTAAGATTGCAAAATAATCTTGAATTTTTTATATATATGATTTTTTTACAATTTTTCCAATTTTTTAAATGATAATTTATATTATTTGTTGTGTCAATAAAATTGGTTGATTGATCTTTTAATTTATTTAATGTATGTGTTTTTATAAAAAAGTACTTTTCTTTTTTTTTCTTTTTTATATCACTATAAGTAAAAAAATTATCATTAATAATAAAATCTTCCCAATACTTCTTTTGTGAGGAAAGAGAGTTATTCAAGAATTCAATTTTTTCAGAAATAGATTTAAGTGATGATGTAACATCATCACTTAACGATAAACAATTCATTAAAAAATTTCCACCAGAAGCAAAAGGATATACTACTAAAATTATTTTGTCATAATCTTTGTGTACAAAATGATAATTTCGATTAGAAGAAAAATCTTGACAATTTTCATAGGATATATAATCCCTATCTACTGACCCAGATAATTCTAATCTTATGTAATTTAATATATTAAGGTCATACCTATTCATTTACTTTTTTCAGAGAAATTCCTGTTTTATTACAATTATCTAGGAAATATTCTTCAACATGATGTACATACTTATCATTTGGATCATTGGATAAAATATCATCAATTCTAGGATCATCCCAAGCAATTGGAATACCAACATTTAAAGATTTTAGATAATCGTGTTTGTAAAGATAAAGAAGTTCATAACTTAAAAAGATTGGATTTGGAAACTGTGGTAACTGTTCCATGAAGTGTGGAAGAGTGCTCTCCTTTCTCAGTCTATTCTGTTGATGTCTAAGAATATTTTGATCTCTACCAACAACAACAATTTGAGTTTCAATACCAAGTTTCTCAACTTCACTAGCAAACTTCACAATATTCGGTTCCCATTTAGTTTCTTGAATACCAAGAGGAACACTAATACTTGTAAAGAAGTAATCATGAGTAGACCAATCAAAGTTCTTAAGTTTTGATGGGTCTTTCCAATACTCACAGAATGGTTCTGCAAACCTATGTGCTTCCCAATAATTATCAAGGAGCGTCTTCCACCCAAACACTTCTGGGTGCAGTGAGAATATCTTAGACCAAAGATGATTACCAGACCCTTGTGGTCCAGTAAGAATTACCATTTTTTTCATTATTTTATATCTTTAAAATTACTTATGGGAATATCATAATTATTCTTATTTTTAACAAGTTCATTTAAATCTATGGGTACTGATCTTGAACTTAATTCATCTAGTTTTAAAATCCATTTATTATAATAATTAGTTATAGCTTTCTTATTAAAATCATTAAATCCAAAAAGATCATAAAGTTCTTTAATATGAGATACAGTATCTTCTTCAGAAAAATACCAGTTTGTATCCCACACATACAATAACTTTTTATTCTTTAAAAATGATGATGAATTTATGTCAACACTTTTATAAGCATCTTTTAAAATTTCTTGTTCTTTACTAGAAAGTTTAAAAAATTCAGAAAAACTTGATGGAATTGGGTGTTCTATTTTTGTTAATTTAAGTGGTTCATAACTCATATAACCAAGTCTACCATCAATATTTTTAAGTAGTTTTCTGATCTTACAGAATAAATCTGGATTTTTAAAATATATCATATTTGTATTGTTCCAGAATTCTAGATGAAGTGGTATATTTTTTGCTTCATGTTCGTGGACAAAAAAGTATCCATCTGTAGTATGCCATATACCTTCTTCTTTATTTTCTTCGTCTTCTTGAAATAACTCAGGATAATAATTATTGATGTAAAGATCATTCCAAAAAGTTCCTTTCTGGTTATCCAAATAATTGTTAAGTAATTGTATTTTTTCGTTCATATGAACGAATGAACTACAAACAGAATTACTTAACGATAAACAATTTGCCAAAAACAATCCACCAGCACCACTTTGAAAAAATAAAACTATTACCTTTTCATAATCACGATCATAAAAAGACCTTTTAAGTTTTTTTCTTTGGTAATCAATATCTTTTGGAATATTGTCCCATTTAATATATTCAAGACTTCTATTTGACAGAGGATTCCATCTATGAGATCCTAAATTAATTTTCTTAGTCATTAGTATAAATCCCAAAAAGAAGTTATAGATTTATCAAAATTTTTTTCATCTTTAAGTAAATTTTGTATGTCATTAGGAATTTCTTTTAAGGAAAATTCATCCAATTTTGAAATCCATTTCCTGTAGAATTCCGTCACAACATCAACATTAAAATCATTAAATCCAAAAAGATCATAAAGTTCTTTAATATGAGATACAGTATCTTCTTCGGAAAAATACCAGTTTGTATCCCATACGTAAAATAATTTTTTATTCTTTAGAAAAGAAAAACTGTTTAAATTTTCTTCGCTTTTATAAGCATTTTTTAAACTTTCCTGAGTTTCTTTAGGAAGATTAAAAAAATCTTTAAAGCTTTTTGGTACAGGATAATCAATTAAATCTTCTTTAACTTTTTCATAGCTAATGTATCCCAAATTCCCATCTATATTTTTTAATAACTGTCTTATTTTACAAAATAGATCTGGATTTGTAAAGTATATTACGTTACAATTACTCCAAAATTTTAAATGTTGTTTTATATATCTTGGATTATGTTCATAAACAAAGTGATATTTTTTCCTAAAATACTCTTTGTTGTTCTGATGAACTTCTGGTGAGGTATTGTTTATATAACAATCATTCCAAAAAACTTTTTGAGATTCAAGATACATGTTGAAAAATCTTATTTTTTCTTCAATATCTATGAATATACTACCAACATTATCGCTTAATGCAAGGCAGTTTGATAAAAATAATCCACCAGCACCACTCTTAAAAAAAATCAATAAAATATTTTCATAATCACGATCATAAAAATATCTACCTAAATTATCTCTTTGTTCATCTACATCTTCTGGTAGACTATCCCACTCAATATATTCAAGATCTCTATCAGATTGAACACTCCATCTATGTGACCCTATTCTAATTTTACTAAAATCTAAAGAATTTTTTAATTCATCAACTTCTTTAGTCATTTTATAAAAAATAAGTAAAACAAACCAGGTATAATGATAAAAAATTGTGGAAGGAAGTTCATTATAATTGAACGTTCCTTCCACTTAAATCCCACATAAGTCCAACCAGATGCTCCGATTAGTTGTAGGATGCTATTCCAAGGGGTTAGTCCCAGTACATGAAACACCATTGCGATGAGTATTGTACAGGCACTAACCCACTTAATTACGCGAGTTTTATCTTTACGTCGTCTTGTTTCAAAATTACTCATAATAAAATATTAATTATCAGACGGCAGCAAAAGGAACAGCGGTGTTCTTGTTGCTAATTTCAAGAAGATCAGAACGCATTTGAGCAACCATTGCAAGAATACGATCCTGAAGATCAGCAGCACCTTCTACAAGTTTCTCAAGTTTCCAACCACCAATGTTAGCATGGAAACCCTCATCCTTAGCAATTGCAGCATAACGTGAAGAGATGAAATCATCTGCTACACACTCTGCCATTTCGTTCCACACTGCTTCTGCACGACCCTCAGCAACGAGTTGGTATGCAGCAAGAGCAGCAGGATCTTCTGATGCACCGTACTTATCAAGTAGAGTAGCACCCTTTGCTTGAGGAGCAGACTCTTCTGCAGCAAATGCAGCATCGACATCTACCTTTTCACCAGAGATATGCTCAATAACTTCCTTGACCATACGGAAATGCTTTGCTTCATCTTGTGCTTGCTTAGTCAGCAATTCAAGTTCTGTTACATCCATAGATGCAGGAGCAGCAGCAACTTCGGCAGCAATTGCCTTCATGTTCATTGCTTCATTTACCATACGACCACGGAAATGCTCAACCATATGCTCTTTGCTTGGGTTTGAAGCAAAGAAACGACGAACATTCACGCGAGACTGCTCAAAGAGTTCAGCGTTCTCTCTCTTAATTTTTTGTACAAATTCTTTTCCAGAAAGCATTTTTTTAACTCCGTAGTAACCTACTTTAATTTATTATTATTTATAAATTTCAAATTACCATAACAATATAAATCATTATAATAAAAAAACTATTTATTGTCAAATTAAAAAATATTTTTATCAAATGTGCTCTTATCTTCTGACAAATGTGTAATACTATTGAAATCTATAGTTCTCAGGTGATCTATTTTTTTTATCCATTCACTATAGTATTCTTTTATCGCTTCAGAATTGAAACCAGAAAGATTGAATAATTCATAAAGTTCTTTAATATGAGATACAGTATCTTCTTCGGAAAAATACCAGTTTGTATCCCAAGTATAAAATAGTTTCTTATTTTTTAAAAAAGAAAAAGGATGGAGATTATCATCACCACAATATGTATTTTTCCAAAATTTTTGTTGCTCTTCAGAACATAATCTATAGTTTTCTATAGATGTTGGTAGTTCTTCGGTGTCTATTCTTTTTATTTTTTCAGAACTAGTGTGAGAAATATACCCATCAAAATTTTTTAAAACTCTTCTAACTTTACAGAATAAATCTGGATTTTTAAAGTATATAATATTTAAATTTTTCCAGTATTTTAAGTGATATTTTATAGTTTTAAAATTATGATCATACACTAGGGAATACTTATCTTTGTTTTCAGCGTCTCCATAATCAACGATTGAACTAAGATAAATGTCATTCCAAAATACTTGCTGAGATCTAATACTTTTTTTTAAGAAATTTAATTTCTCATCTATATCCCCATATTTACATAAAAAGTTATCACTTAATGATAAACAATTACCTAAAAATAACCCCCCAGACCCACTTTTAAAAAATATGAGAATTACGTTTTTTTGATTTGGATCAAATGTTTCATAACCCAAATTATTATAATACGATATATCCGTATATTTTTTATCAGTATCTAGTATTTTATACTCTGGACGATTTATATCAGTCCACTTATAAAGTCCTATTAAAGACATTGCCTTATTTTAATAATGTTACTAAAATATCATGATGTACATTTTTAACTTCAATACTCTCGTTAAAATTATTCCATATCCATTGTTTATCAAAATATTCCCACTTACATTTATTTTCTTTACCAAATTTTAAAATAGCAGAATTTTGCTGCATTATTTCAGACATCATTATAGCACTATTTTTATATTGAGAATAATTTGGATATTTAATTTGAAATCCACCCGCTTCATGCCACCAGGCATAACTACTCATATCAGGTCTGTAAACCATCATGATCCAGTCATCAGGAAACCTCTCACGTATTTCACCTAGATAATAAGACCACTCATGACTTTTTACAAGTTTACACCCCTGAGGTTCAATCCATGCCTGATCAATATAGTCTGGATCACGAATTGGTTCAAATTCCATACCAGGTCCAAAATATGCGCCTTTGTGTCCAGTATAACTATGATGAACGTATTCACGCTCAGGTGTGCGGTCAGAGGTATTCATACCAGACATCGTTTCTAATGTCTGGGCGATACCACTCCAACGGGATCCAGGAACTCCAGTAAAAAATATTCTTTTAGGTAATTTCATGAAACAAGAACAATTGAATGATTATTTTGCAACTAAATGGACTAGCAACTTAGATCAATACTTATACTCTGGTTGGAATTTAATAGATAAAATTTCCAAGGATGAATGGGTATTGGACGTTGGATGTGGACCAAATCCATTCAAAGGTAAAATTAAAAATTTAATTGGAATAGATCCTGCATTTGACGAAGCAGATTATAAAGTTACCATAGACAAATTTAAAACAGACCAAAAATTTGATGTTGCTTTTTGTTTGGGTAGTATTAATTTTGGATCTGGAGATAAGATTATATCAGAAATTAATTCAGTAGTAAAGTTACTAAATCCAAATTCAAGAATTTATTGGAGATGTAATCCAGGAAGAACAGATCATGGGAATAAAGAATGCGAAGAAATAGATTTTTTCCCATGGTCATATGATTTACATTTAAAATTCTCAGAACATTTTAAATTTACTTGTGTAGATTTAAAATATGATAACAATCATAGAATTTATGCTGAGTGGGTTAGATCTGATTGAATCTCTCTCATCAGTTTATCATATTGAGTTAACCACTTTTCCTTTCTTTCTCTAAAGTATTGAGTGTCAAACATTATTTCATTATAACTTTTACCTTCAGAAAATTTGTCAAAGGTAATATGTTGTATTCTATATTCACAAAAGTAAATAGCAAAAGATAACAAGTCTTTCAAGTTTTTCTTATTTTCATCAATATTAACACCAGTGATTGTATGTTTTTCAGAATATAAATCCACAAGATTTGTATAGTCATCCAAAAATTGAGTTTCAATTCTCCGTTCGTCACCTTTCCACATTAAACACACAATTGAATAATAATTTTCAAAGTTACACTTTACCCATTTTTTGTATTCTTCAAATGTCATTAGAGAAGAATGTTCAGAAAATGCCTTAAATACTGGTTCTTCTTCTTTATGGAAGTTATACCTAGCATATTTTGCAGAAAGCTCTAATAAAATATCAGTTTCCATTTCGTAGTAAATTAGTAATATCTTTTAATTCTGGAAAAGTTTTTAGCAACTTTTCTCCCCTAATAATATCCTTTTTATGATTTTCTTTTAAAAACTCAATTCTGAGGTCATTAATATCTTTTGGTTCTTCTTTATTTAATTTACTGAATATTATTTTAAATTTGTGTGTAACATCTACATCATATTTTTTATTATATTTTAGTAAGAAATCATAAATTTGATTATCTATCTTTTTTTTAAAATTTTTACTCAGCAAAGAAATATCACAATCACCTATCACTGGATTAAACATAAAATTTTGATAATTATATTTCTCATTTATATGCCCAATATCAACTAAACGTTGAATAATAACAGGTAATCTAAAAACATTATAACAACTAGCAACAATATTTGTATTAACGTTTAAATCTTGTTCGGAAAGTAATTTTAAATTTTTTTCTATAGTTTTCCAATTAGAATTTTTTCGTATATACTCAGATCTTTCATCTATTTCATCAATACTTGCAACTATTTCAATTTTATTTTTATCTAATTTACTCAAATAATTGAAAATACTTTTATTCCCCAAATTTAACACAGACATATTTGTGTTAAAGTGGAGATGTGGATGTGGTTTATTTCTCTGTATTAAAAATTCTAGAAGTTTATAAGTTTCTTTCATTAAAAATGATTCACCACCAATAAACTCAATCAATTCCAGATCATCAATATTTTCTTCAATAAATTTTCTATAGAACTCTGGATTTTCTATTACTTTCCCTTCTATTAAAGAACTGTTACTACCATTACACATTCTACATTGAAAATTGCATTTATTACTTACTTTAAATACAAAAGATTTAAATTTTATTTTATCTTCTTTTATTGATCCATCTTCATTAGTAATATATTGAATTTCATCAAATGTGTCTTTGAAGAAATTGTTGTAATAATCCCTTAGATTATATGTATTATTATAATCACTTGTTAGTAAATTATTTTCTATACATATTCTACAAGTTTCTGGAAGTGGTCCAGGAGTTAACATATTCCTCCTAAACCTGTTCATTTTTCTAGAATTCCACACTTCTTTGTAATTATTTTCTAGAACATTACCTAAAAAAGTGTCATTGACACAACATGGAACAACATCACCGTTTGCTTCGGCAAAAAAATATACCCAGGGAACTATACAATGAGGTTTATTCATATTAATATTCTAACTATATACTGATTATATCATAATAAAGATGCATTCAAAAGTAGATGTACCAATCCTAGATTTTCATATTACACATAATTGCAATCTAACTTGTGAGAGCTGTTCCGATTTCACAAACCATGGTCATTCTAGAATGATAAGTCTTGAAGAAGGAAAAAGATGGATTGGTAATTGGAATAATAGAATTCAACCAAAACAATTTATAATACTTGGGGGAGAACCAACATTACATAAAGATTTGATTGATTTTCTATATCTTTCAAGAGAAATGTGGGGTAATACTTATATAAAATTAACAACAAATGGATTTTTTTTACATAATCATGAAGGATTAGGGGAAGCAATAAAAGAAAATAATATAAATTTATCATTATCTATACATAGTAAATCAAAAGATTACGTTAATAGGATAAAAGATAATTTAAAATTATGTTTAAAATGGAAAAATGAATTAGGAATTAATGTGTCAGTAAATACAACTCACGAATATTGGACACAAATCTATAAAGGCTATGGTGAAAACATATTACCATTTGAAGATAATGATGCTGAAGCTAGTTGGAACAATTGCTTCATGGAAGGAACCTGTTTTCAATTACATGAGGGTATGATATGGAAATGTCCACCAATTGCATATTTACCTTTAATGGCAAAAAAATATGAACTATCAAAGAAGTGGGATCCTTATTTAAAATACAATCCACTAAAACCAAATTGTAGTCATGATGATATTGTAGAATTTTTTAATAGAAAATCAGAGAACATTTGTACAATGTGCCCAGCACACAAAAATTATATACCAAATACAAAAAATCCTCTGATGTCCGTTAAAGAATCAGAGGATTTATTCAAAAAACAGCAGTCACACCAATAACTTTTGCATTAGGATTTCTAGCGAGAGCAACTTCTTTTGCTTCTTTGTAATCTCTGGCATAAACCTCTTCACAAAAAACTTTTCCAGCAACATAAAGTTGAACTTTACATTTCATCCAACAACCCTCCAACAAACAGTAGCGTTACCCTTACTCGTAGAAGAAATATGAGCAAAGGCAGCATAAGAAAGATCCAAATCAGCGTGACTATATGGACCACGATCATTTACTCGTACAATAACTTGTTTTCCGTTGTTTTGGTTCGTTACCCTAATTTTGCTACCCATAGGTAGATAAGGATGAGCTGCAGTCCAACGATAAGCATCAAACCGCTCACCGTTAGCAGTTGTTTGTCCATGAAATCCGTCTCCTACTCCGTAAAAAGTTGCAATTCCACAAGTCAATCCAGCAATAAGTGTTTCAATCATAATAATTTTAAATCCGAATAAAATAATTTAATTAAAAATCGCCTTTTCCTTGACCAACATCAAATACCCAGATACCTCTATTTACCCACATATCCACAACACGTTTACGATCATCAAATACTCCAAGAATGTTGTGAGTTTTCTCAATCTCATCAGCAATTTCACTTTTGACAATAGCATCATCACGGTGATCTTTATACTTTCTCATATAAAGAGCATTATAAGAAATATCATATTTCTTTAACCACTCTTCAGTTTGTTTACGGTAATCATCGGATCTACCACTCACAATAAAAACTGGATAATAATATGTCATAGATTGAACCACACCAAGAACAGGGCAATTTGGTTCATCATTAACTAATCCAGCATTCCAGGCATCCCAATTACGTGGTTTAGTTGCAACGTATTGGCGACGATGTTTAACGTCACAAATAGTACCATCAAGATCGAAAACATAACAATTCGGTTTCATTATACTTCCTCAAAATAATAAAAAGCATCATTAAATACTTCATCATCACTACCAAGAGACATCCAACCTGCTGCCATACTATCAGAGAATTGTTCCCAAGCATGAACCGCATCAGTTGCAGAAATCTCATAACCACGATCCGCAAAGATTTTTACGATGCGGTCAATATCATTCTTATATTCAAAGTGATGATTGTATTGTTCTTTAACTTTCAACTTTTTCAACATAATCAAATCCTTCTTCTAGGGTTGGAATTTCAAATTGATGCCACATTCGGTGAAGAATACTCCTTGGAATAAACTTACCTTCACGATGTTCGTTTCGTTCCAGCGCCTCCTCTAGTGGTATAGTGAAGTATAGCACACCCCTTGCATAAAAGGAAGGTAGTTTAGAAAGTTTTTTCTTTCGGGTCTTGACTGATAAGTTTGTCTGATCCCAAATAATGTTCTTACCTTTGTCCTTTGCCATACTCAACTCAAGTTCAAGTTCCCGTGTTGCATCTTTGATTACATCATCAAAGACCAGATTATAAGTCAGTCCAAGACGTTGTGCTTGTTTCTCAATGTAATTGTCAGTAGAAAGAACTACTGCATCTTTCCAGTAGTCCAGTTTCTTCAGTTTTTCAACGTATGTGGATTTTCCGCTAGTAGGGATACCACAGAGCATCACACATTCCATTTGAGACCTCCCCACAACCAGCGATTTTGTTCAATTTTAGTTTGAGTGGTCAAAGATTTACTAATCATGTCAACAATGGTAGCACGGGAACCCTTACCACCTTTCATAGCATACATGATGGGAGCATGGATCGGCAAGACCTTCTTCTGAACAAACTCCACAGCAAAATCTTTCTTATCAGGATACACTGTATTGCCACCCAAATAGATCTGCGCCATTTCATACGCCAGATCGTCCACAGATGCCCAGAAGGCGGTCTGGAACGCTTTAAGACGGGTGGCATCGTCAGGGGTTAGTAAAGGTACAAGATCATCCACAGAATCATTTACAATAGTTTGAATAACATTTTTTTCCTGACTGATCTGCTCTTTAGATTTGTGGCGAAGCACATACTCATCTGCTTTCACTTTGACCATGTGCCCACTATTAAATCGTAGCACAATACCCTCACCATCATCCCACTCACGAACCTGATCAACGAACAGGTGAATATTTTGAACAGCGAGACCATCCACTGCTTTTACTACAGGGATATTCCAATGTTCTGAAAGTTCTACCATGTTATAATGGAGAAGATAATTACCTTTTACAGTATTGCGAACAGCAGTAAGAATTAACTGATCTTCAGGATAATCCACAACAATACGGTTTTTACGAGAACACCATTCAAAAATAGGTGTCATTCCACCATCAAACATTGCATGAATAAATTTTGCATATTGTGGTTTATCAGCAATAAAGACCTCAGCATTCATCGCAACATCAGTAACACCCGCTTTAGTAGCAAGACGGAACCCCTCTTTTGTAGGAATAGGACGGATCATAGAACCATCCAGTTTCTCCAGAACTACATGAGGTTCATAAAGATTGATCTTATCAATGTCAGTTTCTTCTCGCTCACCAACATTAAAGAATTTGTGATACGGGCGGGAAATAAGTTTGCCAGTTTCAGTATCAAAAATCAGACCACGGCATTCGCGGCGGATCTTCATGTTATGGAGACTACGCTCACGAACAAATGAAAATGTTTCATCAAACGCTACCATGTAGTTGACAACAGTATACCAATCCTTCACCATCACTTTAAACTCTTGCCAATCCTCGATGTGAGGAATGACATCATCAATATGATTAATTTCTGGAAACTGATAGGAAGACACGTTAAGAACTCAATTTACAAACATAATAACAGAAAAATTTTCCAATGTCTATGTCAGTGGACACTTCAAAAAGTGGTTTTTGTTTTTTTGTATGGTAGTATACTCAAATCATTTAAAAGCAATTGACTTTCCATAAAATCACACAATTCTGACGTATGATCCTGTAAATATGAAATATTTTTAAAATCAAGAGATATATTTAATATTTTTGATTTTGGTTGATATACCATATCCAATTCAATTAAAAGCATCTGAATAGTACCATTAATATTACCTATATTTTCTTGTGGTTGTGCATCTATACACAATTTAATTATGTTTTCTTTTACATCAGAATCAGATATTATCCAATTAATCTCATCAGTTGTTAAAAAAGTTGATCCATGATCATCATCAAACACTGTACCATTAATATCAGATATCAACTCTTCAAAACTATTATATTCTGATGGATTACATCTATGGATAATTTTTTGTATTATTGAATGTAATTTGGAATAAAATTCAATTTTATTCATTATCTATAAGGTATGATACTTAAATCTAACATTATTAATGCTTCTTCTATTGTTTGAGATATTGAAGATGATTTTTCACTAGCTAAAAATCCTTCATTTTTGGGGATTGGGACTACTTTTGTATCATAACCCATTATATCCAATGATTTCAATATGGAACTTATTTTTCCAGAATGAGTATTTTCTTTATAAGTAGAATCCCACACTCTCTGGCACATTTTCATAATATTTTGTTCAATCTTTGGATTAGATTGAACCCATTCAATTTCTTCTGGATTAAAAAACGTGGCTTGTCCAGTAGATGTTTCCTCAATTTTATCTAACAACATATCAAATGAATCATATTCATATGGATTGCATCTATTGTTAATTTTATTAATGATTAATTCTAACTGTTTTTTACTGATCATTTTTAGAATTTATGTGCGTATTTAAAATCAACAATTATAGTAACTCTAGGAGAATCTTTTGTTATTATTGGTGGTGGTAAAACTGCAGCATGATTCATATCCGAATGATGAATAATCATAGAATTTTCATCTCCAGGAACGATAAATTCTCTACCTTTGTCTTCTATTAAAGTTCCATAAATTCTAGAAGGATTTTGTAAATAATAAATTATACCCAAATCAAGATTTGTGTGAGCATGTAAATTTCCATAATTTATATACATTTGCTCTTCATATTGATCATCAGTAACATCCTTATACATTCTCTTAGCCCAATAAGAGGCTACTTTTAATGTTCTTATACTTGGATTATTAGTTATTTCAGCATAATTGTTCAAATGCGATTTTACCATTTTAAAGAAATTATACCAACATTCCTTATTTTCTAATTTTCTTTTAGGTAACCCATTTGTAGCCTCTATATATCCGTCCCTATTATCTGGATTATTAGACAGTTCATCATCTATTTCTTTAATTAATCCATTAACATCCTCTTCAGATAGAACATTATATGCATGATATAATGTTCTACCAAAATAATTCATTGTAGTAATAGTTCTTGGATCTGGGGGATATATTCTTTTTTGCTTCTTTTTCGCCATTTTAAAAAATCCTATACTAATTGATTATAATATTTTTTCCTTTATTTATCAAGTATCATATTGTTTTTTCCAATATCTAACTGGTAGTAAAGGATCCGCAGATGGTTTGAAATGTTCTTTTTCTGCTGGACACATACTACAGTAACTTTCCCACTTGCGACTAAAAAACTCCACTAATTCTTCATCAGAGCAATCTTGTTCTAATGCTTTATATTTTAAATATGGATCCCATTTATCAGAAAGATTAAATTTTTCTGATTGCATTGGTAAATATGCCAATGCAGGGCATTTCCATATTTTACCTTGATGTAGTTGAATACAAGCCCTAGATACACAATTCTTCCAACTTGATTCTGGATTGTTGTCTTCATATGGCATCATTTTATCACCATATCCTTGATATTGTCTCAACCAATCTAAGGAAGAATGTCTCATTTCAACTTTTACACCCATTAACAACCATTTTTTAGCTAATTTGTAAACTGGTTTAAATTTCTCAATATATTCTGGATGTTCTCTTGTGTGAACAGATATACCAATAACTGTTTGAGTATCAATTAAAGCCTTTGCTAAGTCTGGATGTTTATGCAAATAAAATCCATTAGAAATTAATTCCAAATGAGAATGTGGCCATTTTTCTCTTGCAAGATAAACAAACTTAGTGAGATCTTTATGTAAAGCAGGTTCTCCACCAAGAATAGTAAATCTTTCTGGAATTATACGTTTATTCCAAATATCCATCCATTCTGAACCTTGCTCTAAAGAAAGCATTCCAGAGTGACCATGATTACTATAATGTGTACATCCCTCACAAGTTAAATTGCAAGAGTGTGTTATGTGTATCTGAACTTCGTGAGGAATTCTAATCATTTTTAAATAACTCTTTCTGCATTTTTTCAGCATCCTTCATATATTTACGCATCATAAACCACTGAGTAATTTTATTAGTAGTTACTAAAGGATGAAATCTAACAATCCAAAAAAATCTTTCTATATTGTTCTTTATAATCTTCAGATATAATAAAAAAAATCTTGCAAAATTATCATCAGTTGCAATTAAATATGCAATAAATGAAAATATAAGAAGATATACTAAGTACTGTTCTTGATACATTTTAATATGATATATTGAATGATAATATTAATCTATGTTTTAGTGATTTATTGGGTGCAACATAATGCAATATATTACTTGGAAAAAAAACTATAGATCCTTCTTCAATATTTTTAGGTGTAAACTCAATTACATCATTATTAATGTAACTATTAAAAGGACAAACGAACCGTGTTGGTTCATGTTCAATTGAATCATATTCTATATAACAAACTGAACTAAATCCATTTATACCATGATTATGAATGGGATGGTGATGATATTGCTCATATAATTGAAACCATGCAGTAGTAACTCTAAGTGCATGTTGTTCTAAATTTAAAGACTTACGAGCAGAATAAAGATCATCTAGTAAGATTGCTTGCACTTGAGATTGATAATTATTTTTATGATTATAATCAGTATGTTGGTCACCACTACTCATATTACCTTTGTTGTTATAATATAATGCCAACAAAGATTTTTTCTTTTCCTCCCAATTAGTTACTTTAGATTGCCAATATGGGATAGTAAATGCTTCAAAATAATTTTCCATATTTACTTTCTTAAAGTTTTCAAATATTCTAACACATGTTCACGAACCTGCATTAGTTCATTATAACACGTTTGATTGTGAGCACATTGTCTCAATTCATGATCTGGTTTGTGTACACTTTCAATGAATAAATCAAGACCTCTGTTCCATTTTTCAGTATCAGACATAAAAATTTTCGGATTAAGTTTATTTAGATATTTTTAGAATATTTAAAATCAACAATCAAAACGCACCTATAAGTATCCTTCAAAAATGATGGATGGGGAAGAACTGCCTCATGATTAATATCTGGATGGTGAATAATCATAGAATTTTGATCTCCTGGAACAATAAACTCAACTCCATCTTCTTCTATAATTGTTCCATAAATTCTAGATGGATTTTGAAGATAGTATATCAATCCTAAATCAAGATTGTTATGTGAATGAAGATTTCCATAATATATGTACATTTCATTATGATAATCTTCATCACTTATATTATCTTTCATCCTCTTAGCCCAATACTCAGCTACTTTTAAATTTTTTATATTTGGATCATTAGTTACTTTAGAATATTGATTTAAATGTTCTTTAACCATTCTGAAAAAATTAAACCAACACTTTTGATTTTTTATTTTTCTTGTTGATAAAGTACTAGTTGCTTCAACGATATTATATTCTCCTGAAGAATTATTTTCTAGTTCATCATTTATTTCTTCCAGAAGACCAATTCTATCCTCTTCAGATAAAACATTATATGCATGATACAATGTTTTACCAAAATAATTCATTGTGGTATATTTTCTAGTATCTGGGGGATATTTTCTTTTCATTTTATTTTTAACCCACCTATTAGTACTTTTTTATCTGATGAAAGTGTAGCAGAGTGATAAACATCAGAAGAGAAAATTAAAATTTTACCCCTTTCTGGTTTAACTCTAATTGGTCTATCCAAATATAATGTAGTATATCCATCACTACAATCATTTAGATATAAAATAAAAGAATAATCTTCATTATGATCATGCTTGTGAATAAGCATATCTCCACCATTTTGATAGTCTATCATATGCATATAGAAATAATCAACTTTATCTGGGATATAGTTTTCACACTCTCCCAAAATAAAGTTGATATTTTTTAAAAATGAATGGTCAGTAATTAAGTCTAAAAGATTATTAGATGCAAAACAATTGGGAGATAAGCAATGATTAGTTACATCACGATATTTTTTTGAATTTTTTTGAAGAGCATCTAATAATGTAGAGAAATATTTCAATACTTCATCATTATCAATAAAAAAATTGTTACAAAATTTCTCCATAAACATTCTTATATTTTTCTTTAAGTGCTGTCAATAGTTCATGATATGGAGTTACGTCAGTATCATATTCATCACCCATATTCCACTCATTAATAAATGTGATTGCTGCTGTGGCAGCATCAATCATTGTTTCCAAACCCTCTTTATCAACAGTAATCGTAACTAAAGTATCAGGAGTAGCTTTAATCTTCATTTTTCAATCCTCCAATTTAAATCGTTTTTTTTATCAATCCAAAAATAATGTTTTTTATTTAGAGATTCAAGATACATTTTACCATCTTTTTCCCCCTTTACCCTACACGAATGCAGATTATCCATATCAATATAAAAATAATTTTTTGCATTGCTTGAAAGAGGAGAAACACAGATAAATTTAACCTTTTCTTTTTTCATAATCATTTAATAAAAACAGTTCCAGATTTTGGTTGAGTTGAATGTTGCTTGATAAATTTGCGAGCAGAACTTTCCGTTCTACACACTTTCAATTGTTGTCCATTGTAAATAACCATTAACTGTTTTCCAAAAGGAACAGCAGCATACCCATCTTTTGTAATAAATCCTTCAACCATAATTAACTCCGAGAAAAACTTAAAGTGACCCTAGGTTCACTTGATATTGGATCGTGATATACACCCTCAGGAATATATAAACCATCACCAGGTTGTAAAGAGATTACCTGGTCATCGTCAAATCTATAATCCATTTTACCAATAGACTGAACTATTAAAACATCTACATTATCACAATGTCTACCAAAAGTTTTTCCATTATGATTTTTTGATGTGTATATGTGTAAAACTTTAAGGTTATATTGATCCATCATTTTTTGATGAATTTTTGAAATATTTGGGTTAAATCTTTGATAATCTAAAAGAATATAAGTTAGATCATCATAACTTTCACCTACAATCCTACATTTTCTCCTCTGAACCTCATTGTGAATTTGTATGTCAATGTCTTCCCAAGTCAATTCAGTGCATTCTAAAAATCCTTGTTTTATAAATTCGTATCTCATTTCTTGATAACGGAGATTGCAGGTTCACCTTCAACAAACACAGTATCAACTACGGATTGCAAACGACGCACGGTAGAAATGCCAGTGTTGCTATAGACGGGAACGTGGATCAAACCAAATGATTTTGTATAAGCATCAAGATCACCTGCTTTAATCTGTCCACTTTGAATACCTTTGATGTCATCAAGATGAAGACGGATGACCCGACCAATAGATTGGCACATTTCAATCACGTTCATCTGACGCATCATAATAAGAGAAGTAAGACCAGGCACAGAAATACCTTCACTAAGGATGGAATAATGGAGAACAATGAACTTTTTGTTGGGATCTTTACCGAAGTCAGAAATCTTATTAAAGAACTCTTCACGACTGATCTTAATATTGTTGATAAATGCACCATACTTAGCAGTGATCCAAAGAACATCATAACCATAAGACTGAACTTCTGTCATGAAATTAGTCTCAGCAATCATACGGATCAAGACCTTGGTGTTGGGAGCAGCAACAAGAACCTTGTCCATATGCTCTTCGTTCAAGATAGTGTCTAGGAGGGTCATACAGTCCCTCTCAGCAGTGTTCTGGTCTTTATCACGAGCAGATCCAATGTTCATGGCATTAATCTTAGGAGGCAAGATAGAACCATTAGCAATCAACTCGGGAGCAGGAACATTGAAGATGATCTTACCATAAACTTCACGATCATTCATTCCTGGTTTTTTCGGAGTAGCAGAATACTTCGGAGTTGCAGTAAAGAAATAACAACGATCAGCATACTTAGAAAGAATGCGTGTGCCATCAAAAAATGACCTTTTAACAGAATTGTGTGCTTCGTCAAAATAGATAGCGTTGATATGAATACCTGCATCGACAATACGTTGAAGAGAATTATAAGTCGTAAAGATCAGTTTATTACCCTGAGTATTTTCACACCAATCACCAATTTTATTAGGATTGGTTGTAGCAAAATAATTACAGTCTTTAGCAGAATGAACATGCATCACAGAAGCATCAGTAATGTGCTCCATGAACTCAGAGCACAACTGCTGAGCGAGAAGCAGTCTAGGAGCAACCACAACCACAGTCTGGTTACCCAGAGCAAACTGACGAATGGTGTCATAGATAGCAATAATGCTTTTACCAGCGCCAGTTGGAGCAACAACGATACCCTTGAGATAACGAAGCATTGCTTCAAGAGCGTCTTTTTGGTGAGGGCGAAGTTGGAACATGGAACTCATTGCCGATAGAATTATTATACAGCAAAAAGAAGGGGTCCTAGGGACCCCTTGTGACAGTTTATCAATTGGTCAATTATCCATCAAGTCTTCTTAAAAGTTCCTCAATTTGCTTACCTTGTGTCTCAATTTGCTTTTGTTGCTCTTTGATTGCCTCGATAAGAACTGCTACCATGTTACCATAGGCAACAGATTTTTTCTCACCATCCAAAACGACATCTGGTAGAACCTTCTCAACTTCCTGAGCAATGACACCGATCTGGTGCTTTTCAATATCTGTACGATCATATTCAACTCCACGAAGTTGAAGAACTTTTTCAAGTGCATTGTCAATGGTCTTGATGTTGGTTTTTATTCTCTCATCCGAATTAGCAGTTATTTCACCAGCAGCGACGATATTAACTCCAACATTCAAATTATTGGTAACATTTACATCACCAACACTATCAAGTCTCAATCTTTCTTGTGGATTGCTTGCACCAGATCCCTGAGTACCAAAAGTTATAGCAAATTGACCTGAGGTTCCTTCAGATTCTCCTCTAATATATCCTCTAGTTCCATTATTACCAGCATCATTACCATCCCAAAGAATTCCACCATAGAAATAAGAAGCATTTATAGCAGTATCTGTCTGTACAAATTTCAAGTAATTTCCACTAACATCTCCAGTAGTTGCTGGATTTGTAGTTACAATGACATCGTTCTGGAAAGTAGCAACACCTACAGTTCTAAATGTATTAACATTTAATTGTTGATTAAATGTAGTAATACCAGTATTAACTATGAAACCATTAGTAATATTCCAGAGAAGTGATTGAGATCTAAACTCAACATTATTTTCAAACAGAACAGGACCAGCAGCATAGAGAGAATATCCTGGTTTTGCAGATGTAGTTTCTATACCAACGTTATTTGTAGTTGAAATACCAACACCATCAAAAACCCAAATATCAGATACGCTGCTAAGTGCAGATCCATCACCAATAAATGAACCACTAAAAATACCTACAAAATGCCCATTTTCATTCTTAATGGGTGCAAACTCTTTCCAATCATTTTCTACAGTATAAACCCATCCAACAGTACTACCTGGATGTGGATCAGAGTAAAATACAAGATCACCTGGGTTTCCAGCAAGAGTTGGTTGAGATACTCCAACAGTAAACTTCCTGGAAATAGTAGCATCACCTTGCAAATACAAGGAATTTGCTTCAATACCCTCATCAGAGTTTGATGATAATTTATTATTGAATATAACTGGACCATTGAACTCAGAAATTATAGTTCCAGCGTTTCCACCTTCAACTTTTAAAGATCTTTCGATCGTTAACTCTGATGTAGATTGAACGTCAAATCCAATAGAAGTTGTATCGGAAGTTAAATCTTCACCTCTTACAGAAGGAATTGGGGTATTTACAAGAAGTTCTTGACCAGTAGAAGAATTAGTGACTGCGTTAACAGTATAATTATTACCACGATCATCCATTCCAGTGTAAATTGGAGCACCACCATCATCACTTACTGCTTGAGATAATATCCTTTCAGTGTCAGTGAATTTTCTATCCTGTCTTTCTGGTAAAGCAGTAGAATAATTACCAGGACCAAACCCAAGATATTCAAAAGTATGCCCAGAAGCACGAAGAATTGAATTTCTTCTAAATTCAATCGGTAAGAATTTAACTCTTCTTATAACAGAATTTATTAAGTGACTTTCCTTAGAACTACCAAATAGTCCACGGAAAACATTAATTTGAGTTGAAGATGTAACTGTAGAAGACACCCTCATTATCTCATTATTAATTATTAAGTAATCACCAACTTGTAGATTAAGTCTCAAGGCATTACCAACAGTAAGAACATTTGTGCTTGGATTAGTTAATGCTACAGATAAAGTAGTTGTAATTCCAGCATAATATGGGGTTATTCTTCCTGATGTTCTTTCATTATTATCAGATAAGAAACCACCCTGAGCACCAAATCCTGGTTTAAATAAGTATGCTCCAGAAGTTGATGTTGTTCCCAATGAGATAGTAGATACACCGACAAAAACATCTAAAGAAGTTACACTATGGATTTTCTTTACAATAAAGTCTCCATTATAAAATCCTTCATTAAATCCACTAATTTTTACCTTATTATCAACATAATACCCGTGAGGTTCAACAAAACTAACACTAGCAATACCAGTTGTTCTAGTATATGTTATTGAAGAAATACCTAATGTTCTTCCAGAAACATATGAAGCAGTGTAAATTAAAGCATCACTATTAACACTAACTAATCCATTGGTATTAACACCAGTTATTGGTAATGATCCAATAAATTCATAATCCGCAGTAATTGTTGATGAAGAAGATACTTGAATTTGTTTTTCTTGTCCTACATTAATACTGGTAATTCTGTATAGATTATTATATGTTTTAAAAGTATCTCCTTGAACTCCTTCTACAGCGATACAATCACCAATATTATTGTAAATTTCAGTTACCGAAACTACACCAACAATATGTCCAGTAGTTGTAGCAATACCAACAACAGCTAATGTATTACCAATTCCATAAGCACTACCACCATCGATAATATTGACAGCAGTAATTCTACCAGTGGAATTAATTTTAACGTTTGCTGTAGCATATTTTCCAGTTGTAGAACCAGCAAATCCTACCAAACGAGCATTATATAAAGTTTGATCTGTACCAGATCCATTACCATAATTTACACCAGCACTAACTATACCAACTCTAGTAATTCGATTTAATCCATGATCTAATCTTGTATATAATGTATGAGCAACTCCAGATGAAGATCGAATATCAGTTAATCCAAATCCCACAGCAAAATCATGTAACTTATTAACTAAAGTTTCTTTAGTAATGCTATATTCTGGGTTATTAATTTCTACTAATCCAACTGGATTTGGTAGAGCAAAAGACGTTGCTTTTGGTGGATCAGAATCGGAGTTATCTCTATCTAATTGTGGATAAAGATTTTTAATTGGTTGAGAGAACTTTAATCCATCAAAAGGTACAACATTAGGAGAATTAGAAACACTCAATAATGTTAAATGATAAATTCCATCTTTATCATTTGGAACATATTCTTGTATTTCTCTAGTCTTGTATACAACAAAAGTATTATTAAATTTAGCTCTACGATAATAAGGTAGATTTTCATCTCTTACTGAAGTATTACTGATAAAAGTTCCTGGATTAGTTGTCAATCCTACAGTAAAAGTTCTTCTCGTTGGTTTAGAAGTTATTTCATAGTATCCATTAAATCCACTATTACCCACTCCAGTAGTATTTGTTGTGGTTTTAATATTTTTAATTTCAACTAATGAACCAACTGACAATTCGTGAGGAACTTCTGTCGTATAAGTGGCAATTCCTACTAAATTATCCCAAATAGCATTGGATATTAATCTATAGTTTCTTAACTCGGAGCTATTAGATAATGTTACAGAATCTACACTATTATACTTTAAAATTTCTGCGGATGTACCACCAATAGTATCATTAGATTCTTGTATTACAAATCCTTCTTGAGGAGGTCTTGCAACTACTACAGCATCTCTTGGAATAACATATCTTGCTCTATAAATTTTATCAGTTAATACTCTAGTATCTGGTTTTCTCTTAATAAATGATCTGGATGTTGCACTTCCTAACGTTGTAGTTCCCAATCCAACAACTGCTGGTGTTAAATTGTTAAAAGTGGATATTCCACTTACAGTCAAATACCATTGCCCAACACTATTATCAAATTGAATTGGATGTCCAATATCACCAGATACTTTATCAGATACTCTACTTTCTACTAATAATATTCCACCTTTGTTGTTAATTGAAATGGCATCAGAAGTTACAGTATCATTAAAGGTTTGTGCCAGTTGAATTTGATCTGTATTAACACCATTAGTAATGGCATAATAAATTTGATTGTGATTTAATCCATCAGGTAATTCACCAGTACTACTAAAAATTCTAATTGTTTCACCATTTATGAATTTATGTGGTGTTGTGAATGTTAGTGTATCTGCAGCAATGCTGTTAATACCAGCATTTGTTCTACCAACATGAACTACCTTTCTATGTGTGGATTCATAAATACCCGTATTTTGGGTATTAGGCATCACTATTCTAGCAGATAATGATTGAGTAGTTCCATTACCATTATTAATTAAAACATGAAGACTATCATCTTTTTTCGCACCTATTCTATATCCCTCTACAATATGATTTGGTGGATCATTTGGATTGGTTCTATTGTAAAGATATAATCTACTAGTAGAAGCAATTCCAACTGTTCTTCCAACATCGATAGCATCAAATTCAATAGTTACATCACTATTCTCAATTTGTTTAGGTGGAATAATATGAGTTATAAATCCAGTATCATCTCTTGGGAAAGATTCTCTCTTAAATCCTCTAGCCACTAATGCCTTTGCACCAAAGTTAGAGTTTGAGTTGGTGATTGAATGATCACCACCACTTTCTACTAAGAAATGGTTAGCATATCCAATAGCAAAAATTGATACTAATTGTAAGAACGCATCATTAGATGCTTTAATATGAAAACTTTCGTAGGATGGTTTATATAAAGAAGAAGAATTAGTGTGAATATTAGTTACAGAAGTACTGTCTTCATAAACACCAGTACTCCGATTATATTTTACAAACGCATTGTCATCTTTTTGGAGACCGATTCCAGTAAATTGTGCCACAACCATGGATTTAAATCCATCAGCTTTACTTCCATCGGCATGTAATCCACACATACCAAATACTGATCTTAAAGAACAGTTAAAGATATAAGGTGATGAAGAAGTAACAGTATCTACTACAATGTTAAGTGTTGGAGATCCACTAACAATAGTTGGTAAAGGATTTACAGGAGCAGTAGAGGTCTTATATGTAATTCTGGTTGGAGATTCTACAGTAGCAATGATATATTGACCATTATATCCAGAAACTGGAACACCTTCAATTCTAATAGGTGTATCTACGTCTATACCTGGAATTATATCTTCAATATCTACAGTAATAGTTGTTGATGCAGTAACACCATTACCAGATTTAATACTCGTAATTCCTACATCTTGTCCCTTAGATCCAACAATTCTAAATTCATCTACTTTTGGTTGTATATCAATAAGGGGACTTGGATAATCATTCGATATTTCTCTACCACTCGATGGACCATATGCTAGTCCTATTTTTTGATAATAGAGATCTAAATCTGTTCTATCAGTGGAATATGTTAAGAAAGTATCATTAAATTTTACTGGATTTGCACCATCAGCATACTCAAAAGCAGTGACTTTATGGTGAGAAAAATTTGGAACAAATTTTGTAGTATTATATGAATTATAAACAGTGCTTGCTGGATCAGCATCAAAAAAAGTAAATTGATAGAAATAACAAGATCCAGTTACTCTAAAAATTGATGTTGCTGTAATATTATCATTTGTTGGATCTGGAACAAATCTAGGTCTTATTTTTGTTTTTCTAAGATCTAATCCAACTACAGAAGTTCCACGAGGAATAATTACACCACCATAAACACTGTTAAATTTATATAAATCGTTGTTATCATCAAATACATCAAAATTTGAATCTAAATTAAATGCACTGAAATCATTTGATAAAGCACCACTTCTCTGTCTCCAATTACTTCCACTAACAGGTGCTTCGTGTATTGGTATCCATCCAGGTCTATTATCAATAATATGATCACCAGGATAAACTATAATAGATGTTCTACCAAATCTATCATTATCAAATCCTCTTTGATAAGAAAATCTTGCTGCTTCTATTAGTGCCCTCTGAATTGTTTTAAAAGGGCGGGCAAGAGAATTGCCTTGATTTTCGATACTATCAGTAGCATCTATACTCGATGGATCGACATAAAGGGTATTTCCTCTACTATTTTTCAGGAAATTATCTAAGCGGCTAAGACCCATTTTATTACTCTTAGGTTTCTACTATGTTTTATTTATTAGGATAAAAAACCATGATTTAAATACAACAAAACCCTCTAGAAGAGGGTTCTGAAGTCACACTTTTTGGGTCACTGCGAATTAGTATCGCAATTAAATTATAGCACTATTTTCTTGATTGTCAAGCATATATTCAACAGTGCTTACTACATCATTCATTGCACTCCTAAGATTTGGTTGTTGACCAGATTCTTGCCTCAATATTGGTCTCGAATCATCACATAAAGTCCAACGCCATTGTTTCATTTCACCACAGTACCAAAGATTAATTTTCATAGAACTTGATCAACAGGATTTGTCCAATCATTTGTAAATGATCGTAAGTACTCTATTTTACTCAACATTTTCTCATTGTCAAGTACAAACTCTTCATTTGCAAAGTGCAGTTTACAATTATTCTTTAAAGCTAAATTCATTAAATATTGTCTTCTGTCTGGATCATCTGGTAGTGAGAAAATACTAAACAGGAACAAATGATCAATATTTCCATGCTCAATCAAATGTTCCAAATGTGCATGATGAGTACCTTCATTATCTGCATGTTGATATGGAAAAACATACCCCATTCTGGAGCAGTAATTTCTTACCGTAAGAGTTTGAAAATGAAGATCAATTCCTTTTGTTTTAAATCCTTCATACTCAGCGTATGTTGCAGTAGATTCCCCTGGTTTAATTTCTACAGGTGTAGAATTAATATCAAGATCCCCTAATTTTCTAAAATAAGCACCTGGCCATTTACGATGAGGTTGACCATCTTTCAATAAAATTCTTACATCAATACTAATTCTGGTTTTGTTAGTAAGATTTGGGAAATTACCATGAATATGTTCTTGAGTGAACAGATGAAATTGTCCTGGTTTAATATTTACAGGAAATGCATGTTTTGTGCATTCTTCTTGGAGTTTTTCATATGACCAATTCTCTTTAACTGCATCAATAGTAATTCTTCTACTTTCTTCTAAAGGAAGAATTTGCAAACTATTGCTGTCATAACATTCTGTAAATGCCATCCAAACGGTTCTTAGTCCAAGACCATTTCCAACCCACCTTCCTTGATGAAAGTGAAGAAGAGCACCAATTTTATCTTGATTTGGAATAACTGCCCTAACGTTCCCAAATTTTTGAATTAGAACATCACGATCAATTTGTGATACAACGTACTGTTTAACAATATCATCAAAATATTCATAAAATTCTGTTTTAGTTAAGTCTTTACTAACTTTTGACATTAAATCAGAGACTTTTCCACCTTCAACATATTCATGAAGGAGACTTAGATCTTGAACGCTAGGATAATATTTTTGCACTTCCCTAAGAATAATCTTATTCATTGGATATTTTTCCAAATCATAAGTTACATCTTTGTTATCAAAGACATCAATATATTTAAAATTTACTTCGTTTTTCATATTAGAGTTATTAACTCAAAGCCCCCGACAAGATTTGAACTTGCGACCTGAGCTTTACAAAAGCCCTGCTCTACCACTGAGCTACAAAGGCAAAAAAGAGAATTATTCCTCTTTAAAAGATTTAATTTTATCAAATCTGAAAGGTCCATTAAAGGATCCCCAGATTTGTTCATCATTCTCAACATCAAATCCCTTATCAATGACTTGATAAAGATTTTCACTAAGAATACTTTCAGTCATTAAGTATGTAGTCTTAATTCCCCAAGGAACAATACAGTCTTTGCAGGAATTTTTTCCAAAAAACTTACCTTCTCTGTATTCCATAATAATATCACATCCAGGGAGATGCGTCAATTCTTCACTATCCTTATAATTTTTAAGAAGAAGATAATTCTCTTCTTCAATTACTTCAATAATTGTTTTACGATATGGATTTGGATCTGTATTGTATTTTTGAGATACTGTAAATTTATTATTAGAAATCTGATGATGTTCTATTTCTATTAAAGCAAATTGACTAGGATTTGCAAATGCTTGTGCTTGATTGTTAAAATAACCTTCAAAGTATTTACAAAATTCTTCAATCATCTGGTAATTCCTCTGGGTTTTCTAAATCTACTGGAAATAAAAATGGATGTACTTGCTCATCAATTAGATAAAATGAAGTTCTATATAAATCTTCTGGTGAAAATTTATTATTTTCATTAGCTATAGTTATAACTTCTGGATCTTCAGAAACTATAGGTGAAAGTTCATCAAAAGTAAAAGGAACATTATTTATAAAATACATTTTAACAATAACGTCTTCATTATCAAGTTCATACCAACAATAAGTGCTACCGATTCTATATCCCATAAGAATCTTCTTTTATTATATATTAGGGGTAAACAATTATTCCCCAATATAAGTTTTAGGGTGGTATTTAAGATATTCGTAAAATGTCAATTTCATTTCTTTTTTAGACATACCACAATGCTTGGCAGCAGCTGGAAGTGTCATTTTAGCATGAAATAATGCTTCATTTGCTTCCCTCACATTCTCAGGTGTAGTTTTAACAGGTTCCTCTTTTAAATTTTTATAAGAAACTTTATAAGGGTTCATAAAAAGGGTTTTTAGCAAATTTTTGGCGGGAAATTTTTTCGACCAAAAATGGAATTAAAGTCCAATTTTGGTAAGCGGGCAACGGGGATCGAACCCGTGACTACAACTTGGAAGGATGGTATGTTACCGCTACACCATGCCCGCAAGGATCACCCTTTCACAAGGGGATCAGCGTAAACTAGAGTATCAGATCCGAGAGTTGTCCGAACAAAGCTGAGAACGTTTAGAAACTCATCACTATTAGCACAATCAATCACCTTTTTATTACCCAAATTCGAATAAATCAAAAAAGTGCGAGTGCTGGGATCCACGACGCAACGTGTGAGATACTCTTCATTGTCAAAAATCATGGCATCACCTTTGTTTACCTCATCATTATACATGGTCAAAAAGCATCTGTCAAGCCTTTATGCGAGTGAGATTGTCCCATATCTAGTGACACCATCAGAACCTCTAACGGCAACTCTAAGAGTAGTATCATTCTGAAGGAAGAATTGCATAGTACTATTAGTACCTAAAGTTGCAGTATTACCAACTCCAGACGTTGTTATGCCAGAAACTACTAATCTATTAATTGCAGCAGTTCCAGCAGATTGATTAATATTATTACCAGATCCACTAAAAGTAGTTACACCACTAACAGAAACACTGGTTAAAGTAGTTGTATTATATATTGTTGCTCCTGAAGAAGTAACAATTCCAACTACATTTAGATTACCTGAAGTAGTTACAATACCTGCAGTAATATTAGGAGCACCACTTAATCCCTGTGCAATCGTTGCAATTCCTGCAACAGATGCGTATGAAGATGTTGCTGCATTTGACACTGAGGAACTTAAAGATGTTCCATTTCCAAATGTACTATAAATCTCATCAAAATTAGCATTAATTTTTTCTGCTCCTGCTCTTAGAGTATCTCCAGTACCATCATTAGATGTCGATCCAATACTAATAAGTGATTTTGCCATTATTATATAAAATAATTTTCTTATTATTTATTATCAGTTGGCATCAAACTTTACACTTGTATCATCAAATCTACTGTCTTCATTATCAAAGACATAGATTGTTGTTGGTAATCTAGGATCAACTCGCTCAACAGAAGAAACACCCAATCCAATGTTCACATTTTCTGAACTATTTCTTGTCTGTACTCTTTTATAACTCCACACTCTCAACTGTTGTCCATGTCTCCTTTCTTTCAATGAGTTTACTTCACTAAACCAAGTGCTAATCCCAACTCTTAATGCTTGAATTTCAGATTCTAAAGTATTAATACTATTAATGATTGTTGTTGCATTAAGACCTGAAGCAATAACAAGTGTACCAGAAGCAGACATGAGTAATGGGGGAAATCCAGTTGATTCTAGTTTTAATGTTACTGGATTAAAATTAACACCAAGACCATTAAAAGTTCCTGTAGTAATACCAGTCAATCCAGAAACTATTGAGGCATATTCTGGTTCTGCGGTAAATGTTTTAGATGGATGATCATATGCTCCAGGAATTCCTACAGTACCAATTCCTGGTCCAGTAACTTTAACATATTGACCTATTACATTACTACTACTATTCCAAGATTCACTATCCCAATTACCAGAATCGCTAGTTACATAATAAGTAAGAACACCATCATTATATTTTGAATTTTTGAAGAAAGAATCTACCTTCCCTTGTCCAGCATTCTGAGTTGTTAATACTGGAAATTTATAATTCTCTAAAGCATTATCATTAGGTGCAACTCTATTTTCTAAATTAGGATATCTTAAAATTCTTATGTTATCAGGTCTAACATTCCCATAAGCAATTTGAGGAGTTCCTGGATTTGCTGTTCCACCAAAACTAAACCCACCAATTACCGCTGGATATTCATTTTTATCAGATATGACATCAGAATCTAAATTTGCTTTATCAGCTTCAACTGCACATAATGGAGATCTTATTCCAGGAATATAAACAGACATCACAGAATTACAAATAGAAACTATCTGAGATTTTTTAGCATTTATTTGATCCAATATAGGTTGCACGTTTTCAAGTATCTCAAGATCCAATTCTTTTGCTGGTAATTGATACTGACTAATAGAAGTTCCAGCTATTCCTAATGGAACAGCAAATGTTGAATTACTGTCTGTTCTATTTGATGATTCGGAAGTTAATCCAGAAACAACTGTCTGCCCAACGGTTGATAATGTTGTCATAACTATGGTGTACTGTTAAGTTATTTATTTTTCCAATTACCATTAATAGTATATTCACTATTATCTCCTGGATAATCTGCTGGTGTCAACCCTATGTACTCTGGAATATTTTTTGGAGTATCCTTTCTTTCTGCAGTAATCGTATAGTAACAATTTACAGATCCACCAGAATTATTTTTAACAATAATTCTAGATCCCCATTCTATTTTTTCAACAAACAATTCTTGATGATACCCAATAGGTGTTAATGTTACTCCTATTGTTTCTTGATCTATTAAATTACTCCAGTATTCTGGTAACGTAATAATATTTTCATTTTCCAATTTACCCCTAATATAAACTTCCGCAGCAGGACCTTCTAAACAAACATATCGAAGGCGATGATCATCTTTTAATGGGTGTGGTATGTCAAAAGATTTTTTAGATTGTGCGATTGCTCTAGTAGTCGTCATATAAGACGCCGCATTACCAACGCCAGACAAATTCAATACACCATTACAAGCAACATTAGAATTACATACAATATTATCATTTGCTACGGTAGTTCCATTAATAATAATGTTTCCGTTAAAAATTGTATTTTGAATATTCGCAAGTAAATTAGGTAAATCTCCACTATTCTTTTCAAATGTAACTAACGCTGTTGATACTCCATATAGGTGGAAGTATGCATAGTCTGCTTGATTGTTGAAAAATAAAACTCCAATATCATTTAATTTAAAAGAAGTGTCTATTGGAATATCACTCCACCATTTAGAATCACTATCATCAAAATTATAATTTTTTGCTGGTCCAGTGAAGGTTCCGTACTGTCTAAAATTAAATCCTGGCATCTCAAATCTCCGTTTGCAATTTATTTACATCTTTTCTTTCTGCAAATACATGGTAGAAACAATCAATAGGTAATTCACCAAACTCAGTCATATAATTACCTATAATTATTTTATTATCTTTAATTTTAGCAACAAATAAAGATTGTTCAAAACTAATAGCAGTCAAAGAAACTGTAATTGTAGTTTCATCTACTAAGTTAGTCCAATATTCTGGTAATTCAATTGTATTATTATTTCTTAATCGTCCTCTAACATATACTGAATGTTCTGGTCCCTCAAGACAACCATAAACTAACTTTTTATTTTCTTTTGTTGGATGATCTATTACAAAATTTTTCGTATTAGCCATCAAAACATTAGTATAAATTATATCAGATTTAATTAACTTAACAGATAATAATGTATCAACTTTTAGAAATGATTTTATTCTGGCATATGTTTGAACGAATAATGAAAGAAATGGTATCGTTCCAACTTTTGTAACATCTGGATTTTTAGTTGGACCACACATAACCGTGGCCATTTCTTGAGGTGCTGGTTTAAATAAACTAGGATCACCAGTTACAGTGGGTCCTTCTAAGTATCCAGATCCTCTTACTTCGGTTGGACCAACACCTAAAACATTTGTTGGATTTCCTTTACCGAGAAATAATCTTTTCCCTATTTCTATATCTGGTAATTTCATATTTTTATAAACTAAACATTTCTTGAGTTTCTAAACCAGAACTATGTTTAGAATTTAATCCAGTTGTTGCACCATCAGCACAATCAACTAGACCACCGTAAAAATTTAAAGTATTTTTACCAACAATTTCACATAGTCCAGAAGAGAAAAATTTAACCACAGAAGTTCCATTTACTTCTATATTTTTAGCCCTCATTACAACTTTTTCGTCAGCATCAAGATTTATAAATCCATTTTTACCATTCTTTCCTCTTGCTTTCATGTCAATATTATCCGCCATTAAACGTATTCTTCCGTTAGCGGCACGTAAAACAATATCACCATCAGCAACATTCAATATAAACCCTATACCATCGATAGATTTCTCAGCACAATGTATTTGATATGTTGTTGGACAGCGATTGATTGTCCCACCCTTCATTTTACCAGTAGAACAGAATTGCATAAAATGCTCTGCTTCTGGTCCTGGTGGTCCATTTCTCAATTGAACACCAGACATTAAACCATTTATGTCAACATGACCAAATTTTAATTCACCTTCATGTGTACCAAATCTTCTTGCTTCGGTTTTAGGTTTTGTCATTAAACTATTCCAACACAGTCTACAACTTTTACTATTTTATCTGGGGTAAGATCTGATGGTAAAGATCCAACCATATCATCACCTACTCTATTTACACAGAATACTGGATTGAGTTGAGCATTATATCCAGTTTCACTCTTCACATATATCTGTGGTCTTTCAGTAAATCCTATTCCAGTAGATAAGATGTTGACCTTTTCCAAAACACCAAAAGGACCCCACACTGGTTCAAGAATGGCACCATTAACATTAGGTTCAATAATAATTTTATCCGTTGGGGAATAATTTATACCTGCCCTAACTACATCAATACCACAAAGATAAAGAAAAACTGGATATTCTCCTATAGTACTACTAGGGAATTTACGGATAACACCATCACCTTCATCACCTACAGCACCACCACCACCAGTTAAAACATTTATTCCACTTCTATCATCTGGTGTACTGACTAAATCACCATCAGTTAAGTATAATATTTCATCACCAACATTATATGGTTCATCATAAGTACCATCAGATCTTCTCACAATTATTTGATCTGAAGTAGCCCAAATTCTTCCATCACCACCCAAGTCTCCATCAGGAGAACTTATATAATCAAAACCAGATTCTTCAACAATTACTGCAATAACACCAAAAGTTCCGTCACTCGTTGATGTAGTTCCGATCCCAGTGCCTGTACCAGTGCCAGTGCCAGTTCCCGTACCTGTACCAGTTCCAGTGCCAGTGCCTGTACCAGTTCCACCACCATCACCAGTCCCATCATTTCCACCACCAGAAGGAGTACCAATAACAGCTCTTACAACAGCACCTTTACCTTTACCACAATCATCAACTATATTTACAAAAGGTGCTTTCGTGTATCCAGATCCAGGAGTAATAACATCAACCCCCATAATTTCACCAGCAGCACTTACAATTGCATTTGCTGTAGCACCTTTTCCTCCACCACCAAAAAATTCAACCCTTGGTGGTCCACATAAAACTGGACCAGTAAAACAACTATTAACACCACTAGAAAGTTGTGAGAACAAACCACTAAAATCAAAATTAAAATTATCAGGATCTACAACATTTTGAACACTAGCAGCAATGTTTTTTGCTTCGTTAAATATAGATTGAAGATCAAAAGTTACTGAAGGTCTACCACCATCCCAAAGATTCCATTGTGTCGTTTCTGGACAATCATTTTGATCATCACAAGAGAAAAATCCAAGAATTTTTGTTATTAGTCCAAGAATACCATCAGCAACGCTGATAACACTACCAACTAATGATGATATAGAACTTAATATATTATCAATTGCACCACCCAAAAATCCAAATAGATTTCCCAATAATGATGACATAATGTTCTCAACTACACATTGAGGTACATTAACAAATTTACCAACAGCGTTTTTTAATAATCCTAAAACTATTCCCAATAGTCCATTTATAAGTTTATTAAAGAGACATGTTATTAACTCAACTACTTTATCTTGGGCAGTCTTTGCTTTATCTCTATCAGAAGGATTAATTAAATAATATAATTTTTTAATTTTATCCTGAACAAATTCCATTACATATTTTCTAATGGTTTCTATTAACCACCTTAGACCTTCTGCAACTTTCTTTGCTGCTTGCTCAATCAAATTATTAATGTAAGCTTGTTTATCAGCAATCCATTTTTGAGCAGCATTTTTCCAAGTAGATAATTGCCTTCGTACCTTTTCAATTTTTTGGATTAAAGATCTTATAGTTAATTGTATTTCAGATAATGGAGTTGTTGTACATGGTTTAGGAGAATCTATACCAAAGGTATATTCTTCCATTTTACCAGCATCAGACTGGTTCCAAAAATTTCCAAAAGCAATACCTTCTAATGGATTACCTTCTACCAGTGGTACAGAATATCCTGGAACAGTATCAGTATCACTAAATCCACTAAGAGGATCAAATCCACTTTCTTGTGTTTTTTTTAAATTAGTTTGTTCATTATTATATTTTACACCAAGTATTATAGGTGTTTTTTTAAGGGAAGGTACTGCCCAAATTCCCCACA